AAATGAAGTCCTCATCATATTCGAAGTTTACTATCATTTTCTTGTATCTCTAAAGTGCAGCTGGGGAAATAAAGCATTCAACACCGCACGGCGTTTTTGTATAAAACGGCGTGTGTTTTACTCCTGCTCTCGTCTGGAAAGAGTTTAAAACTATGCCGTTCGAAGTGCAAACTTTTTCCAGCAAACTTATATACATCATGTTTAGTCTGCCGCATTTTGTGAGGTCTCTTGTTAGTTGAGCTTCAGAAACTTTAGGCACTTCAGGCACTTTGAAGGACTTTATATCAGAGTGTAGCTTTGTGTCAGCCTCGAAGGTCAATAAGCCTTCACTGTCTGCTTTTATTTTCATTTTCGTGCAGTTCATAACTTCAAGTTGTTGTCGTTCAAGGCTTAATTTCTCTTCGAGTTGCACTTCAACTTTGAAAAGACAAATATGATCGGTCGCTATTAAATACTGACTGTCATCTTCTTGAATCAACCATGATGAAACGCCTCGAAGGGCTTTCAATTTCATTAGTTTGTCGACCTTTGATACTGATTTGATTCTCATTTTCTTGTGGGTTTCTCTATTAACTTGATGTATTTATTATACAGAGGGGACTATGCTTGTCAAGAGAATTAGACAGGAATGTTTGAGATTGTTTGGGTGTTGCGGAAATGTAGTATGTAGGGGCTTTTTTGTTGGAGGCGCGAAGGGGAGGAGGAAGGGTATCAAGAGGCTTGTACGTTAGTTTGTTCGAGGAGTTGGATAAAAAAGGAAATGTAGTCGGAATGTTGCACGTCACGTACTACACGTTGAGTGAGCTAAAAGGTCAGTAGTTTAGGGCTTTTTTGAGATTGGGAGGCGGGATGTAGTCAGTGTAGTGGGTAAAAAATGGTGGATCATATAATAATAAATGTATATATCACTATTAATGGTATATAGAAATAATAAAATAGAATACTTTCTCTTATACTGACTACATCTACTACAACTACTATTAACTTTAATAACCTCAATGATTTAGGGCTTTTCTGAGTGTAGCGGGTTCAAACTACCCAGGCTCCGCCTTTAACCGTCGAAAATCCCCCTTTATCTCATGCACTTGATTTCGGCCAACCTCCGCTGCTCCAATCTAATACAATGACATTTTCACTCAGTTATCCTACGCACTCCGGCAGCGCCCTGCTCAACAATAAAACACGAAGTGTTTTTTGTGGTCAGCATTCGGATCTCTCCGGAATCGCAAAACTCAACAATAAAACACGAAGTGTTTTTTGTGGTCAGCATTCGGACTACTACAAGGACGGACAGTTCCTCTACCGTGGGGATGACTAGTAGAGGGGAGAACACAAATTCCTCAGGAATGTAGTATAAGTAGTTCAGTGTAGGACGAGAGCAAGCTTGTAAGTAATACTAGTAGCGTGTTCCTCAGGAATGTAGTATAAGTAGCTCAGAGTAGGACGAGAAGAGGATTAACAGTAATACTAATAGCGTGTTCAATTACTCACTATCCGAAGGGGGTATGACCCCGAATGTAGCTACTCCAAATAACATAGTCACATACAGATTTCCATGCGTAAATTACCAGACAACTAGAGGGTATCCCCCTACGTGTAAATTACCAGAAGATATTCCCTACGTGTAAATTACCAGAAGATATTCCCTACGTGTAAATTACCAGAAGGTATCCCCTACTTAAACGATTATGAGAAAAAAGAGGGAAAATAAATTGACAAAGGGGGTATCCCATATATACTGGGCGTATCACCTCATGGGACTTCGAGGGATTAAAAATAAGATGTTCTACGTGCCTGTACGGTTGTGTCAGGATGGTCAGCTTGTGACCAGATAACTTAGGCGTTGTTTGAGATGACAGTTTTTGCGGTTAAAAAACTGTAAAGAAATCGACGGAGATCGAAGCAGCCTTGAGCTAAGGCATCTCCCGAGATATACCCGGCGGGGTAAACGCGACTACCCCATTTAGTCGGGGAGAGCTGCACTTAGGTTACAGCACAGCGAGGTGAAAATCCTCCACCTTTTTATGCAGAAGTAGCTCAACTGGACAGAGCGCCTCGTTGATCAGGGGATATGGTGTTGGTTCGAATCCAACCTTCTGCACCTTTTCGCTGCGGAACTTTTCTTGACAACCTATGTAGCCCCTAAGAATGAAAACTTCGAAAGCAGGAATACCATGGCCAAAGCAAAAGTAGAAAAAACCCCAGCTCCCGTATCTGAAGAAAAAACGGTAGAGCCAACACATAACGAAACATTTGAAAAAGCCGTTATGGACGAGATCAAAAAGCTAAAAGAAGAGAATGTTCAATTACGAGCTGACCTTCAAGCTGTTGAATTCTCGTCTTCAAAAAATAAAGGTGTCCTTGAAAGTTTAAAGTTGACGGTCAGCAAAGAGAAAGAGAGGTTGCAAACCTTACATATTCGAAGTCACATGGCCTATGAAGGATAGATGAAAAACGAGAAAGATAGAAAGGATACACGAATCCAAGCGCGTGTCCCAGAGGATGTGAAAACTGACCTTCGAACACTTGGAGAATCAAAAGGCTATGAGACCCTCGGATCGTTCATAGCCTACATTGCCACGTTATACAGAAATAATCAAAAGAGGAGAGGGAAATGCTAACACTAACTTATATTCCAGTGGATGATGATCATGAACCAGCCGTGGTGGAAATCAACACAATGGAAATGGTGTCTACTGATACCGGAATACAGTATCATGATCCTAAAACCGGAATGGACCGGAGTATCAATTACAATAAGCTTCTGCGTGTTGAGTTTGCTATGGATGTGCCCCAGGAATTCAAAAACAGGGCGAACAATCTTATGAAACTCAAAAAGATGAACAAATTCAACTACGGTCGAGCAACAGTAAGGTAGTGAAAATCAAAAGAACCCACCCTATGACCTTCCGAAGGTTGTGCTCCGCCATGGCAAACCTGCTGGGTCGCCTTGATGAAATTGAAGACATGGATGAATGGGAGAGGCTTTACGATGAAGCTCAAAAAGACATCCAAGGTGACTGGGCTTTAGTTTACAAAATAGCAGAAAGTCTGGGCAAGACTGCAGTTAAGGTGTCGATAAAAGACATGGAAAACTATTTAGGCAGCCGAGTCGAGGTGGTAATGAAAAAACACCAACCTACCGGACCAAGCAGAATAGGATGGAAAGCAAAATTCAAAACCCCTTCGCAAAATTAACACTTGACACAAGGATTTAAAATGAGCACACCAGTAGAAGCAACAGGAGAAAACATGGAAAGATTAGACTTTGGATTAGCTTTAAGATTACTTAAAGAAGGCAAAAAAATAGCTCGTAAAGGGTGGAACGGTAAAGGGATGTTCCTAGAACTTCAAGTTCCAGATGAGCATAGCAAAATGACATTTGCGTATCCTTTTTTTACCATACCAGATTGTGAAGAAGGCACCCGCAGAATACCATACGCCAGCACAATCGTTGACATCATGTCAGAAGATTGGGAAGTAGTTGACTAAAGAACTAGAAAAAACTGAAGAGTTCAGCGTAACCACCCTGCCACACGGGGTCATAGTCGCAGCAAATCGCGCAGATGGGGATATCGAAGCCTTTGCTGTAGACCTTGACTTCGAACACCCGGACGTTGATTTATCTAAAACTCAGATGAGGGAGGTGATCCAATACGTTGCTGACCAAAGAGGCCTAGATCTAATCGCTGGAACTCCTTCGAGCACCGAGGCGATGTCTAGGTTAATCGATGATTCTATGCAACGCGAGATCGTCCGACTAAACCGAGATGTTAGGATACTCTCTAAAATAGCAGACTCAAACCCAGCACTTGATATAGAAATAAAACACAGTGGTGAAGTTATCAATGCTGTTATGGCTCGTGGGCGGTTAAGTCTGGCACTCGCTGACTTGTCCGGGTTTAGAAAACTACTTTCAGAAAAAACTAAAGCTGAAGGTAGTGGTGACGGAACCCAAGTAAATATCCAAAACAACTTCTCAATGCAGTCTATGATGACTGAAGGGCTACAGAGAATAGATGAGGAGCTTGACGTAGATGCCAAAACGATATGATTTAGTCCTGAGCAGTATCGTTGAGATTATGAGTTTCAGGTTACTGGACCCAAAAAAGTCAAGGTCACAGAATAGTGGGTTAACTCTTCTTCCCTTGACTTTTTTCTTTTTAGCCGAAAATTACTGGCTTATGCTTAAAAATATCCTACTAATCACCCTTCTCGTTGTAGCATGTAGTGGGTGTAGTATGTTATCTCTGGAGCAAAGAGATGATAGTTATAAGAGCCGTAGAGAGACTAAAGAGAAAGAGAAAACAAAAACAGAAGAAACAGGTACTCACGCACTACTTAATCGTAAAAACACTTTAATTGTAGAGGCAAAGGGCAATGTGACCATCCACCCACCGACTACACCTGGTACTACAAATGAGCAAGTTTTGACGAAAGACATGATCGAGGCCGCTCAATACCTAAAATATTCAAAAAACTCAGACAAATCTTCATCCTTCGAGCATACGGCTGAGATGGAGTTCCATAGGAAGATGTCGTATCTCGGGGGAGGATTGTTCCTGGCTGCCGCGATAGGTTGTCTTCTGCTAGTTAAAGCCCTGGGTAATCTCAGGAAGGAGGCCACGAAGTGGGGGTTCCCCGTGGAAACGGTGGGCGAGGCAGCGGGTTCAATGATGAAAATGCTGAAAGACCTGACACGCATGGTCGACACCGAAAACGCCTCGTTAGTGAATCTTCGAACAGCGAACCATTTAGACGAGTCCACCATAAATCAGGTGGACCGTCAAATGATCAAGCTCAACGAAATGAAAAGAGTTTTAGACCGAGCGGAGAATATAAAAAGATCGCATTCAAGTGCCATGTACTAGCCCACTTGCCGACCGAGGAAATTTATGCAGTTACTTGATACCAGGAAAGATCAACTCGATGAGTTGATCCATAAAACCAGAAGAAGCCTTATTGCTATATGGCTTTTCTTCTTTGATAATGTTGAAAAAAGGCTAAAGCCAAGTCCTCTGCATTACAAGTTAAGTGATGCACTCATAGTTTCAGAAATGTCTACCGCCATGGCTTTACCTAGGGAACTGGGTAAAACCACATATGTTTGGGAGATCACTTGCACCTGGAACATGATTCACCGAAAATATCGGTATATTGTCTATATCGCTTCCAGTTTAGAAAAAGGTAAAAAAGCATTTTATAATGTAAAAGCCCATCTAAAAAGTCACCCGATGATCAAAGACATGTATGTGGTCGATAAGCATGGAGATACCGCAGATAAGCTGAAATACTCCATTGATGGTAAGCCTTATATGATTGCAGTCTTTGGTGCGAATCAAAACCTTCGAGGGGAGAAATTCACCCATTTTCGTCCTGACTTGATTATTCTGGATGACATAGAATCGAAGGAGGGTGTTCGGTCTGAAGATCAAAGGGCCAAACTTATGGACTGGTTCCATGCGGATATCATACCTTTGGGTAAAGATGCCAGGATTTTTGTGATGGGAACCATTCTCCACGAAGACAGTCTTTTAAACAATTTAATAAAAAACCCCCCAATCGACGGTGACACCGGGGACCATTGGGTAACTCATAAGTTTGCAGTGGTCGATGAGGATGGTAATTCCAATTGGCCCGAAAAATATTCGGACACCTGGATCGAAAATAAAAGAAGAAGTTTAATAGACCAAGGACAGCAATCGACATGGGATAACGAATACATGAATGAGTCCGTCTCACGGGCCTCCAGGGTGTTCGACCCACGACAACTTAGATATTACAATGAAGCCCAGCTAGAGTCGGCTCAGAAGGCTGGATTAGACATCATAATTGTGGTTGACCCAGGAATAAAAGACGAAGAGAAACATGACCCTTCGGTTGTTGGAACTTTAGCCATGGACCCGATAGGTAACATATGGGTATTAGACATGTTTAGGGGCAAGGTCCGAAAGTCTGAACTACTCAAAGAAATAGAGAAACAATACATAGAGCAAAACCCGAGACAGGTTTATGTTGAAGGGGTTCAAGGACAAAACTACATAATTCAAGATTTAGAAGACGGGAACTACGGATCTGGATATCCTATGAACGTAGAAGAACTCGACAGTAAACAAGTGAGGCTCGGTAAGGGAAGAATCTTCAACTTAGAGCCTGAGTTTACGGCGAGAAAAATTATGGTCCCCTACAATGCCCCATGGCTTCTTGATTTGCAGGATGAAATGGTATCATTCCCCAAAGGAAAACACGACGATATGCTTGACGTTTTATCTTATGGGAAATTAAACCTGATCAGAATGAAGCCTCAACTTATTGACCACAGTGCAATTTTAAACCAAGTCAGCTCTACCTCGTTTTAAACATGGCCCAACAAGCAAAGTTTCTTCCCAACTTCGAGAAAGTGGAAATACTCGACATTGAGCGAGATCTGAACACAGAGTTCGATAGCCTTAAGTCCGGGTATAACGCCCAAAAGACTAGGCGGATGCAGTTTTACCGCGAGTACAAATTTCAGAAATACGGCAACGAAGAACATGGATCTTCTAAATATGTAGATTCAACGATCTTCGATGCGATAGAGTGGATGGTGCCCTCATTGATCCAGCCATTTATTGAAACAAATGATTTTCTAAAAGTCAAACCTGTTTCAGCGAGTATGCAGAGCATTATAAAAGCTCAGCTTGCCCGTGAGTTGTTAAATTACCAAATCCGTAGAAGAAATGATTTTTATCAGTTTTTATACGACATTATCAAAGGATTTCTGATAGGGGGTGAGTCCTTCTGTAAAGTTGTCTGGCAAAAGAAAAATACCAAGATGGGTCAACCTGTTGACTATCCGAAGATTTTCGCAACGCCAGCCGATCAAATCCGGTATGACTGGACCGTACAAAACTTTGAAGATTCATCGGTAGTCACTCAGGAGGAAGAACTCACTCGCTCAGAGGTTCTTGATTTGTTCATGACAACTAGTAGCGAGCAAACTCATGAGAAAAACATTCCAAAAAAGAAACTTAAAAAAGGGGTCATTGACTTCCGGTTCAATCAGGCAATCGCACAACAAGGAAGAAACTCGAAAACGGGTTATCTTCGTGACGAGCAGGCTGAGCAAAGGAACTGGGTTGGTGATGTTGATCAGAATAATGCGGATAAAAATAAAAGCTTTTACCTCCGTCGTGAGCAGTGGACGATGTACGACATGGAAGGCAATGGTTTCATGGAACCCATTATGGCTGTTTTTATTGATGATAAGCTTGTTCAGGTGCTACGAAATAATCTTCCTGACAAGAAACCACCTTTTATCCGAGGAGAGTGTATCAGGGATGTTATGGGTAATCCAGCTATGGGCTGGGCTGAGCTTCTATCTGAGATCCAGAAATACCAGACTGGAATCATGAGGATGTTCTCCGATAACTTAAACGCCCAACACAATGGAATTTACGAATATGACCAAACAAAAATTGACCAGTCCTCCATCTTGCTCTTACAAAAGGCGCCTCCAGGTAGTAAAATCCCTATTGCGTCTAGAGCCATTGGATCGATTGTGCCAATTCAACCAGCGCCGATCGCTAATCAAGCTTTCAGTATCACAGAAAAACTCGAAGTGTCAAAAGAGAATCGATCAGGCTTTACTCGATACTCTCAAGGGCAAGACAGCAATTCACTTAATCAGACCGCAACAGGAATAACTCAAATACTGAACAGATCTGAACTTCGGATGTGGGAAATGTCCAAGCGCTTTTCAGAAATGTTTATGAAAAAACTAGGGCGAAAAGTTCTGTCACTGAATCAGGCCTTGCTTACTTCAGTAGATCTTGAGCTGCAGTTTAACGTACCTGAGTTTTCGGTCATGTCTTCTGGTGGTGTCCAGGTGACTGTTCCAAAAAGAAGGGCTGGGGATTGGGTCGCTGTAAATAACAATGACTTGGATGGCTCTTTCGATCTTGAGCTTGACGTTTCCACAAAATCGGATGAGCAAACTCAAATCGACAACAATTTAAACTGGGCTCAGTTCTTCGGTCCATATGTTCAACAAGGCATAATCAAGCCAGAAGTTCTCAAAACAGTAGCATTAACCACAGCAAGGCTCATGGGGAACACCGCAGTCGAAGCTGTATTACGAGAGGAAATCGACCATGTTGGAGGACCCGGAGTCACAGCTCCAATCACAGGAGGCGGAGAGCCACCTCAGGAAGGCCCAGGAGAAGGGGCGCCTGTTGAAGGAGCTGGTCCAGAACAGGGCGTTCAAGGAGCTATTCCTGGGGGAATACCTGGGCTCCCAGCTTGATGTTTTAAAGGAAACACTTGACGAAAAATTAGTAAAAGGCGAGGAAGACCATGAAGCAAAACATGAATACCTCGCCCGAATACTACTCAAAAAATACATAAGAATTACAGAAGAGTTTGCCAAAACTGCGGCTGACACATTTAACACTTTAGAAGGAAGAAAGAATGCCGACCGAGACGAACAGCAAGATGATCCTTGGATCTGATTTAACAGACGCCCAACTAGCGCGAGTGTCAAAATACCAGAAAGAAATAGACGAGAGGCCAAAAGTTGACGAAGGCGGTGATAGCAATCCTGGCGACGGTGATAAGCCTGCCGCTGGACACACTGATGATGTTCACGGAGACGTTAATATTCCTCCTGCTGATGCTGATGATAACAGTAATCCGCCTGCAGATCAAAGTTCAGGAGGTGTGGCAATCGACGACTTCTTGGCTGAAAACAAAACTGACAAGCAAGCGCTCTTAAACCAACTTCTAGAAGACCCGGATACTCATCTAACCCTCAAGGGAAAACGAGGCGAAAGGAAGGCTTCGTACGCAGATATCAAATCTGAGATTGATCGCGGAAGAACTTCTCAAGCAGCACTCAACAAGATGTCGAAGTCTGAAGAAATGGAGTTCGGGACAATCTTGGCTGCGGCTAAAGGTGGTGATAAGGCCGCCCAGAAAAAAGCTTTCGACATGATCAAGGAATTTTCTGGCAGTGAAAACGAAGATGGCTTTCTCGACGAGATGGACAAAACTGAAGGGAACTTCGACCCCTCAAAGAAAATGGCAGAGACTAAACTCGCCCAAGAATGGGACGAACATTTTCCTCAACACTTGAAAGATTCTGTTGACTACCAACCGACTCTTGATAAAATGCGTGACGTTCTCCGAGGCAGCGTACCTGAGAAGGTATATGATGCCTACGATAACAACCCAGCACAACGGAAAATAATGTTCGACCTAGTGGCGCAGGGCCATGCCGAAAAAGCTATGGAGCTTTTCGACGAAAAGTATAATACTTTACCCTTCGCAGAACAACTAAGGTTGGACAATGACCCTGCCGCCTGGGGGACAGCTTTTACGAACGTGTTTAAATCCATGCAACGCGCGCCTGAACCTGTGCCTAAAAGAGTGGAGTCGAAAGAAGACCTATCTGAGCTTACGGACTCGATGTCATCGGGTAACTCAAGCAGAACGCCTGCACCACCAGTAAAGAAGTCGTATTTAAACATGACCTCAAAAGAATTTGCTGCGGAGAAGGCGAAAATTATAGGTAGGCACTAGTTTCGCACTTTTTACTTATAGGATAACAAAATGGGATTGAATACCTCACAGGGAACTTTAGGAGATAACGCACCAGCGTTAGGCAATTTTCCTGCTAATCATGAGTTCTATGTAAAGGACTTTATCGAAATTGCTAACCCAATTTTACTTTTTGACATGTTTGGAACGCCTCGCGATATCCCAAACAACAGTTCAAACGTAATCAAATTCAACAAAGTTTTAAAACTTTCTACTCTAGAAAACTCTCCTCTTTCTGAGGGTGTGACTCCTGTAGAACAACAAACACGTATGACAAGGCTTTCAAAAGCCATTGATCAATACGGTGGTTTCATGACAACTACTGATCGTTTAAGCAACGAGTCTGTGACGGGTTTGAACATCGAGTTCAACGAAATCATATCTGAGCAAGGTGCTGAAACCATGAACCTTGTTGTTCGTGATGACCTTTATGGGTCAACTAACATCCGTTATGCGGGTGGTGTTGCTGACCGTGATTCTATCACATCCAGCACAATGCCTGCGGCTGACTTCGACTTCATGTTCCAGGCCTTCAAGCTTGAGCATGTAAAAGTTCCGAAAGGCGGGTCCATGACAACTGGTTCTGATAATGTTGGAACTTTACCACAAAGACGCCAATATCCTTGTATGTTCCCTGTCGAGTCTCAAGGCTTGATCGAAGCATTGGATGACGGGCTTCAAAGCCAATATGTGAGTGCTGAGCGTTATGCTGGGCAAAAAACATTATGGCCAGATGAAGAAGGGAGTTTCAAACACTTCGCATTCATCACCAACACTGAAGTACTGGTTGAAACCAATGCAGCCGGAACACCGCAGAAGATCGCTTTAGGTCTTGTCTTTGGTGACAAAGCCTTCCATACAACTCGTGTGGGCGCTGGTGATGTTCAAATTTTCATCAAGCCTCTAGGTTCTGGCGGGACAAGTGACCCTATCGATCAACGTGCAACTATCGGCTGGAAAGCGTTGAAAGGTGCGGTTATCGTTCAACCGACTTACATGTTCCAGTATGAGTTTTCTTTAGGAAACGCATAAAATAACCTTCCTTGGTCGGCAGGTGGGCAGACGATTGGGTTTATACCTGATCTCTGCCTTGCCGACCAAGGAATTTTTCAATTTACAAGGATAATCATGGCGACCAAGACAAAGGAAAAGAAAGAAGAATACAGAGACGAGTTCGACGACTTCGACGATCAGTTCTCTGAAATCACTTTAAAAATACCAAACAATGTGAGCAAAGAAAGTGCTGCATTGCTTATGAAACAATTTGAAAAGCTCACCGCTGATCAAATCAGAAGCGAAAAAGAAGTTTCTGTCGGTAGACAAAAATACATAGAAGAGAGTAAAATCCGGTATGTTTGCCAGATCGATAGTACACGCGGATGGCCCGACTTTGAGATGGTTTTGTCTGATCCTGAGAACGACTCACCTGTGATCCTTCGAGGGCTTTGTGGCGAAATGCTAGAACAAGGTTTGACCAAATACGCCATAGATCGCTTGAAAGAAGCTCATGATTGGTATTCAGTCCCAGGCTGGAGTATGAATGCTTCAGAGATTATGCAGGAAGAATCTGTAAGGGTTGATCTCTATAAAAAGAAGAAACATAGACTTTTTAGCGTTCTTGTGTATGATGAGGTTGATAATCCTATCCCGGTAGGAGTTAAAAAAGGCCAAATAACTAAAACAAGAAACGGTAGATAATGTTACTTGAAGCTCTAATCGACGACATTCAGGATACGCTGGAAGACCCTGGCGGCCTTGCTACGTTCCCTGATGCCGTTGTGGCTAAAGCAGCCGAGAGCGCTTGTAGATTTGTGGGCAATAACGTCGGAAGAAACACTACGCGTTTAGCCATCGATATGTCGGATGGAGTCGCTGATTATGATATCCCTATTGCCAACAAGATCAGGAGGATAAATCAAGTAAAGATAATCCCAGAAAATGGTAACGAACCCCGTAGCCAGGGAATTATCCAAATTGATTTAATAGATCTGCCTTTGACTCTGTCAGTCCAGAGCGGTCGGGACCCCGACCGTTTTGTTTTGCAGCTCACAGGTGGGACGGCAGAAAACCAGTACCAATTAACACTTTGGCCTACTCCTGGGCGAACTGCCTTGAATGCCATTGTGGTTGATGCAGAAATAGATTATGTTTTTGATGTGGCTGATCAGGCCACTACCAATGTTGCTTACCCTGAACAGTTTGATGAAGTAATCAAATACCTAGCTTGCTATTTTCTTTTATTCACAAAAGATAACGCAAATGATCAAAATCAAGCCGTAAGATTTAAAGCGGCTGCCGAAGAAATCCTCGAACAAAACAGGCCCGTGGATGCGATAACTAAATCAGTTTCGCGCCGAATGTTTCCGTGATACTAGATAAACTTGTCCAAGTCCTGCAAAGGCTGGCCGATGGTTTTACTAAGTCAGACAAACGCATAGCCAGTATAGAGGATAACTTGCGGAGTCTAAATGGCATTCTAGGCTCCACAAACGGAGTTGTGGACGTCAGAGGCTCCATAAAGACAAGCACTGAGGAACTTCGAGTGGCTATGCAGGACAAGGGCCAATTCGATCTAGAATGCGTTCAGTTAGACGTTCAGTTCTCCTCTGCGCTTTATGTTGCAATCAGCCCACGCAATCGCAAACAGATTCAAAAATTACTTGAAGATAAACAGGTCACTTATTTAAAATCTGTTTTAGAGAACCACAAAAAGTTAAATGATATGGCTACATGGGCTCAGGATTTTATGGATAAATCTCAGGGAAATGTACAGGCCCGAATTGTTGAAATTCAGAATAACGTGAAGAAGTCTTTGTGCGAAGGTGAAGATTCTGTCATTAAAAAACTAGATATCAGTGCTGATAAATTAAAGCTACAAAACGAAAAAATTGATAAAGCTTTAGCTGCTTTAGATTCAAAAATGAAAGATATCGATAAAGTACAGATTGAGGCTAGAAAAATTGTAGCTGACAAAGTTAAACCAAAAAATAAAATATTCAGGCCGGGGACAAAATGAGCGAAGAAGAAAACACACCAGGACGCCTGGAGATGCAGGCGTATAAGGCTGATCCGGCTAATGTTGAATCCCCAACAGGTACTCACAGAGACATCGAAAAACAGTATAATGCTGAACTTCTTATAACTCAGCAGCAACTAACTGAGGACGTAACTGAGGCCCAACTGACCGCCCCGACACAAGATCAGAAAGATGCACTCGATGCAAATGTAACACTAAACGCCGGTAATGGTGTAGCCTCTTTGGCAGACGTCGCGGCTCAAGCAACAGCGCAAACCACCCGTTACACATTTCGGACAGCAACAGATGCGCCTGCGACGGGGGAGGTTAAATTAGATAATGCTGACCCTTCTCTAGCTACAATAGTCAATCTTTCAAATAATAACTTATCAGGAACACCTATAGCTAACATCTTGTTGCTTCTCGGCGCAGGTGATAAGCTTGTTATTACTGATGTAGCAGACTCGACTAAAGTGTACAACTATGACGTATCTGCGGATGCAAGTCAGATCGGGGGAGGTGGGCCAACAGGTTACGTCGCCGCCCCAGTTACGTTCTTTTCTCAAGGCGCAGGAGGTAATATAGCCGATGCAGAGGATTGCGCTGCAACTGCGTTCTTCGATGGTAGGACGATTTAAGGCTACTGAAAACAGATAACCTTTCGGATGTAGCTGACGCGGATACTTCACTTACGAATTTAGGCATCACTGCCAATGAACAAGCGGCGCTGCATAATGCAGCAGGCCCTAGTGCAGGGAACCCTTTTGCTACTATTGCAAACACCTCCACAGCATTTTCTCTTACAGCTTTTGGTGATGCGTACTCAGGCGTCAACATAAATGTTTTACAACACATCTCTGCCGCCCCGCTCGTACATCTCAAAAGTGTGTTTTGCGATTTTACCATCGCTGCGTATGACCCTGGGGGAACTAACGAAGTGTATTTTCTCAAAGGGTCGTGGGTGTTTAACTCGAATGCCACGCCTGACGCGGCTAGCCCTCACCATGTACTAAGCGCGTTAAGTTGGACTCAGGATGCAGGAGGTAACGACACAGCACCTAAAGCCGTAGGGTTGAACTCAGGGGCAAGCCTTAGTTTTGTCGCGTTAATAGAGGGCACCCTGCACTCCAACAGGAAGTTAAGGGTGACATGTGAGATATCGACGGATCAAATAGAAGTGAAAGCTTCATCTCTAGATAGCATTAACGGGACATCAAATGTACAGAATTTATCTTTATCCCTTACGGGGTGGTACGCATAATGCCAAACCCTAAAAATCAGAAATTTACCTTTGGTTATCTGAACAATAACCAAGACCCTGTTGATTTAGCTTCTAAAGAGTCCCCTTCTTTAGGTTCCTTAGACGCGGATAAATTAGCCCTAGGGACACTCCAGGTAAGTAACTATCTAGACGACCCTTTGCCTGTACCAAACCCTTATGACGAAGCGGTACTAGGTGGGAGAGCTTTCAGAATTGAAGCAACTTCGAAAAAACTTGAATTCGAAGAAGCTGAGAACGCTATATGGAAAGAGGTTAATCAAGAGTTATACCCTCCTAACGGAGTAGGGGTGACGTTATCTCTGGAAGACGCTCAAACATTTAACCCTTCCTCTGCTGGATACGTTGGGGCGGCGTCTCCTGCGGTGCTGACTCCTTTTTCTGTGCGGGGAGAGAGCTGGATTTGGCGCGTTGAGTCTGTACTGCGTTTCCACATAGAAGTGGCTGCGAACAACCCCGGCTCACCGCCTATGACGATGAGGGTTGAGCTGCTTAATATTGGGTATCCTGTGGAAGCAACATACACAGGGGTAGTAGAAGACACTGGAATCCTTTTGAGTTCGCAGGACTCGGACCTTAAAGGTGTAGGATTTAGCATAGATGCGGATGATTTTTCCACCTTAGCAGCAGGCGACTTCGTAGACATAACAGTTCCTATAAAGGAAGCGTCGATCCCTGACGGGGAATATTCGTATGTCACAATCAATGTGCAAAACAACAAGAACGCAGTTGAAGGAACTGCCATCATACCAAGTCAAGACATACAAGGTTTAGCGAGTACGTCATCGAGTATCTCGTTGAAAAACACTGACAATCTAGGCAACATCACTTCGCAAGATGATGTCAGGGTTACGCTACCGTTAGCATTACCTGCGTACACCGATGAAGTTTGGGTGTACAGAAAAGGGATTGATGATGAAGAATTCCTTCGCGTAGCGATTTACGACGGGGTTAACGTCGCATTAGAAAACGGTGCAACCTCAATCGGTAATACCTTCATCGACACTGTGCTGCTTAGCTCGATAGTGGATCTCAAAATTCTAGCAGTAGAAAAAGATGAGTCATTTATCGAGAAGGACATAGCGACCAACAATACTACAGGTCAATACCAAAGACTCTTCGAAAAAGATAACAGGCTATGGCTGGTCCCTGAAAGCAGGCTTGACCTTTTGGTCTATAGTCGTCAATCAGATTGGTGGGGCTGGCCTAGGACTAACGCATTTTCTTTTGAAGGTGACATCGTAGACATTACATTCACTCGTGACCCTACGACTGTAGGCGGTGAGTTCACTATGGTAGTTTTCACCACCGACGGGATCTTTCACATAACAGGTAATGGCACCCAGGACAAGCCTTATGTTCTTTTTCCTGCGGTGCGCGGTATATCTGTAGTTCAAAACTCAGTCGTTGATATGAATGGCATAATCATGTTTGCCACAAGCTCGACGGATGGGCTTTATGACACAGGACCTTACGGGCAAAAAATATATGAGTATGATCTTCAAAAAGTAATCGAAGTTTCTGCAAGGGTGAAAGAATCAGATGTGATCAAATCTTCGGCTGCGGTAGAGTTCGCGGTAATGCTGGGCAGTGATAAATATTTGATAAAGAAAACAGGAGTTGACAACGCGCTTTTGTACCACAGAGATGTTCAAGGCTGGGTAGAAACCAGCAAAAATATAGAAACCGCAGGGACTTGGTTCTGGTTGAGTAAACTCATAACGCCTCAAGTGCTAGAGCGTTTTAACATGGCATACGCCAGAAAATTCAAAATTGATCTAGAGGGTCAAGTAACTCTTCTTTTCAGAGCGTATGGCCCTGACTTCGGAACGCCAATAGAAACCATATTGATAGTGAACGCTGCTTCTGGACGCGAAGAGTTTATCCGTAGACTACCTGCGATAAAAGGACGAAAATGGAGTTTGTCAATAGTAGCTCAACCTAACGCAATTCTATACGATTTTTACTTTGTAACATGATCTGCCGACCAATAAACGATCAAGACTACGAAACTGCCTGCGGGTGGTGGAAAGCACAGGACTGGGAACCAGTTCATAAGACTTTCTTACCAGAAACAGGGGTTATCGTAAACGACATTTGCATGGGGTGGATATACCTCTCTAACAGCAAAGTGGCTCACGCAGAATGGATAATCGGAAATCCTGAAGTATCGGGACCTTCCAAACTTCGAGCCATCAATACTGTTCTAGAAGGTCTTATCGAGATCGCGCGTGACCACGGGGCGACGTTCATATTTTCCTCTGTGAAAAACACAAGTTTGATTAAAATCTTAGAGAAAAAAGGTTTTATTCGAACCGACGAGGGTATGACAAACTTTATTTATTCAGGACCAGAATTATGGGCGCGTTAAGTACAGCAACAATTGTAAGTTTAGTCGCAACTGCAGCTACCGCCGCAGCAGGCGCGGCGAACGCTAACAAAACAAGGCAGCAAAGCAGAGATCAAGCCAAGGACAAAAAAAAGCAAGCCGACGCCCAAAGAAAGGGCGAGGTATCTGCGCAGGAAGCGGAGTCCCAAAGGCAACGAGATTCTAGGGCAGTCCAAGAAGCTACAGCTCAGGGTGCGCGTGATACCCAGCTTAGAGAACAAGGTATCCAATCAACACTGGACACTACCGCTTTAGGTGCCACAACCCCTAACGCTGCAGCAGCCGCGTTGAACCCTTCTGCCTCTATCAAACCGAATACAGGAATCTAACTTATGGCTGTTTCAGATAATATTCTTGGACCAACTGCAATAGGCCAGCCTTCGGTAGATCCGAGCGGGTTAGGTGGTGGCACAGGTATCACTGAAGCACCAGTTAATACTCTCAACTTCGACCCCAACAGTCTTCAAAGAGAGGTTGTAACTGCGGGTGTCAATCCTGACTTCGATGTACCTCTAGCTCAACAACGAATTCAGCCAGAAGTGCAGGTAAACCAAGGTGAGACGAACCTCCCGCAAAAGAAACAAGAGGGCCTTTCACGAGAGACTTCAGCAGCTATAGGAGCTGCAGCGGGGTCTGCCGTAGCCGCAGGTGTTTCAGTGTGGACTAATGCAGAAAATTTAAAATCACAAGATCAGATTTTTCAAGCTGAGCTTCAAAGAGGATATCAGGACATGGCCTACAACCAGAGAATGTTCAGGAACAACCGCAACCTCGCAGTATTAAATGAAAGCCTCAGAGCTATGCAAGACATAAAAAGACAAGCTGGTGATGTGGCCGCTGGTGGGCAGAAACAACAATTCTTCGAGACCTCAAGAGGGACCATTTAATGCCTCCACGCCAAACAACACGAGCGCCAAACTCCGCACTTAATGCAGGGGTTCAAGGTTTTATCGCAGGGTTAACTCAGCAAAACGTCGGAGCTGTTATCCAACGTCAAGCAGAGATTGATGAAAGCCGAAGGCAACAAGAAAAGCACGAGGAAAACGTACAGCAGTTTCAACTAAACATGGGCAATGACCCAGAAGGGCAAAAGCTTTTCAAAGAGATGTCAAAACGTGATGCGGCATGGGGTAGAGACCCTGAGTCTTTCCGTCAATTTAGTGCAAACTATTCTGGCACTCTAGCCACAAATGCAGCTATTGATGAAGCCGTCGCGGCTGGAGTTTTGCCTAATAACCCAGGAGTAATCAAGAGCTACAAAAACATGGCGTTGAACGATTACGAAGGGACAACTCGCGCTCTGACACAACAGGTTATGGCCTCCCATGCGCAACAACAAAAAGCGCAGCTTGAAGCTCAGGGTGCGGAGCAAAAAGCTAAGCTTGCAGACATTCAAATGTCTAATGCCACAAACCAACAAGCCGAGATAGACCGTAAAATAAAAGCACGAGATGCAGGGGTGACTCATGCTGTGACTCAAATGGTGAAAGACTTAGGGGAGAGCCCAACGGATGCTGGGATGAGCGATTTCATGGCAGATAACCCTGATCTGTTTAAGAATTTGAGCACTGACATAGGTGAACTGAAATTAGGCATTGCCAACCAAAAGAATCTTCGAGTACGTGAAGATAACCGTAAGCAGCAAGCTAGAATACGAAGCGAAGACTTCATGAGTAAAGCGAAAGAGGTAGGCTTTAGCACTTCTGGTTTTTCCAAAACAGCTTTCGCAAACAATGTCATGCAGTTTGATCCGGCTAAAATTAAAAAAGAAAAAGTTTACGAAGGTGATCCAAACGTAGTGTCTGAAGGTTTTGTGGGAGACCCGACGACAGGCCTACCCTTGATCTATTCTGAAATGAGTGACGGGACCTTTGGGGTGACGTCTAAAGGAATGAACACCCCTGCAATTTTTTACCAAATGGAGAGAGATGCGCAGGGAAACTTGGTTACTAAAAAAGGACCAGATGGCAACCCAGTTGAGATCCCTTCGGAAGCAAGAGTGCTACAAGCCAGAAAATACATCGAAGACGCGACTAAAGAAACAAACTTTTTTGGTCAAAAACAATCACCTATCGGCTTTGTTAACGGGCTGAACGAAAAACTTATAGCCGATGTAAAAAAACGAGATGACGCTTTTATAGACCAAGACCAGTTCTTTTTAGCTAGAGATACGGGGAGAACTACAGGCCGCAGCCGCAGTAAAGTTTTTGAAAGGGTCCTGGTTCCAGAAGGAACTGAAGGAGCGAAAAAAGGTGAATCGAAAAAAGTTATTAACACCAACTCAGATGCAGGGCTATTGTTGGACCTACTAAAAAGCCTTGAAGCGTCTATGAAAGAAACTTCAGGCCTCGGAGTAAGAAAAAGAAGTCGTGTTAAAAAGTTTAAAGAAGAGATCGACGAGAGCACTGCGGCAGCTCAGGCATATGTCAATTACAAAGCGTTAAGGGCCAAAGCAATGGCGCTAGAAGCTGGGGTTTTTGAATAATGGCTGAAGTTGAATCAGGGTTAAGGCCACCAGGACCAGGGGTTTTAAGCACCCCTCAAACTTTAAGCTTCACTCTAGCCCCTGACGGGACTATTGCGACTGCTTTTAAGACCCCTGACAGGCCAGCGCCTCAACCTGCACCAGTTTCATCCGCTCCTGCCCCTGCAGAGAGTGACCCGCAATTTGATAAGTTTGCTTCAGTCGTTGAACCATCTTCATTCCGTGAGTCATCTCCAAGTCCCTTCGAGGAGGCGGCAATCTTGCGTGGACGGCAATCTGATGTCACTCAAGCTACGTTCAAAGAGACTTTATTAGGACATACTAATGTGGTTTCAAGTCTAGCTGACAGAGAAATATTGAGCAGATCGACATCCAACGCGGCTGCGAACTCACCTTGGACCTCAACTTTCAACACCATAGCCACCCACTTTGTTGGTAATGCCCCACTTGATATCGGGATCGCTTTGGTGAGTGGCCCTTTAGGTGCTGCAGCCGAAGGCCTAGTGGCAGCCAACTCATTGCGAGGTGTTGCACTCGCTGCGCGTCTCAAGAAGGCTCAAGCGGTGTTTAAGCAAGCCAGGATAAACCAGTCACAGGACTTAGGATTTAAAGCAGCCACGTTAAAAAATGCTAAGATTGACACCTTAGAAGGTTTAGCCACAGGAGGCATTGCCGAATTGTGGCTGCAAGGTATGGGGAAAGAAGGGGGCGCGAGAGAGGTTTTTGCCTCTGCGGCGACGGATGCTATCGCAAGTCCATTCTTTGGATTTGCCCTGCATAACGCTCGCGCCTTAAGTGGTAAAGGGTACACTTCGTTTAGAAGAGGCTACATCGAGAAAGCTGCCAAGGACCTCGAAGAAGTCACAAGCCTAGATGTCGAAACTATCAAGTCAGATTTAGACAGAAGCGTACCAGAAACTCTCGCTGAAGTGGTAGGTCAAGTTGACCCTGATGCGCCAACTCTCAGGGTTGAGGCCGATGTGCCTAGAGCAAATAAAGCCCAATCTGTGATGGAAGCAGAACACACCAGGCCCCCAGATGTAGACATCGAGCCCACAGTCAAAGCTTTTGATTCTCCAGAAACTAGAAGCGCTGCCGATGATTTCAATGTCAGGCCCTCCAGAAGAAATTTCAAGTCGTGGTTAAATGAGTCTTTGTTGCCAGAGTTCAAACACCAAGCTGATGACATTCTGAAAGTTATAGATGCCAGAGCAGAAGCGGCTGGTATGAAGTTTCAACAGTACATGGAGGCTAAGAAGCTACGAGTTAAAGCTGACCAGGCTATGTCCCTTATTACAGAAGAGGGCAGACTTATTCTGACTGCACCAAGAAAGGCTTCGAGCACATCTGGGCTACTCCATGAGATTGGCCACATCGTAAGATCTGATCTGGACGGCAAACACTTAACGGATTTAGAAAAAAGGTACGGCGTCAACAAAGGCCAAGCTTGGTCAGAAACTCAGGAAGAGAAATTCGCCGAGGACATTAAGGATTTTATAATAGGGGACACTCAGAATCAGCCCCGAGGAATTCGAAGGGCTCTTGAGGCTTTCACTGAATGGGTAAAAAACGTGTACTCAAAAGCACTTGGACTACCCCAAACATCAACTAAGGAAGAAGTCTTCGCGGCACTATTGGGTGAAGTTCATGACATACCTGTTGACATACCTAGCGCCAAGAAAGAATTACGCGTGTTTAAAGAAAGGCTGGAGGAGAAGGCAGAGGTATTGCACTCACCTGAAACGCCTAAAAAGAAAGAATCTAAATTCTCACCCGAACAGCAAAAGGAAATTGATGACGCCACAAAACGCAACCTTGCAGAACAAAGTGCAATCAAGAAAGGAGCAGCCAACTCAATTGAGCGAACAAGCACCAAGGTCGCAAGGACAGCAGGGGGCAGAAGGTATCAGGCATTCAAGAAAGCGATCTCGCTCAACGGTAGGCTTCTTGGTCCGAACAATAATAGCCTCGTAGGGCAAAGGGGTCAACTTGGTGACTCATTCTCAGAAATCACCTCGGGGTTTGCAAGGAGTGCTATAGACACCGCAGACATCAACCTGAAGGCTAAAGCTGCGTACAACAAAATTTTAGATGACTTCAATTGGGATACTAAACGCCTGCTTGACATCCACACGCAGCAGGTTGAGGTCCAGCTAGGAGGGGCTAACGGAGGGCGTACAGTAAAAATAAAACAAAGCAAGGCTTATTGGGTTCGCAGAGTTTTGGAATCTATGGACGGGTTCAACAAAGATAAAACAAAACCCCCAACGGAGAACTCTGCTCAAGTTAAGCTAATGAAACAAGGCTTTATATATAAAGGCCGTCCTGTTAAAGTATCCCTTGATCAGCTAAAGTGGTTGCAAAAAGGGGGGCCACTTTCCAAAAAAGAAATGGAACTGGTGACTGCTATTCAAGCAGGCTACAGAGAAGCGGGAAAATTAGCCAACGCTAAAGTGCGAGCGCTGACAGGCCAGGACTTCATTAACCCTGACAACTATTACTACGTGTCACAGCAAACTACTGAGGGTGATGCCGTAAGTGGACTGATAGAAGCTGTATTACCAACTAGGGACGTCGACAGCTCCAGGGGTGCGTTTCACGCCCGCGTAGGAGATGCGCCTCTCATAGATGTTAACCCTATCGCAGATATGGGCAACTACATAAACTTCGTGGCTGAGACTTCATCCTACGCAAAATCTGCCAAAAATATGGATGTTTTCATGGAGGGGGGCGGCGAGATGCTGGCGCACCAATTCGGAACGCCTTACCGGCAAGCAATGCTTGACTTAGTTAAAATACTGCAAGGGGATCGAAGGGTTCTTGGTGAAAGATCAGACACCTCGCTATCAAAAATTTACTCACTCTCTGTCGTATCACAGTTAGGCACTAACCCATCTGTGATACTAAAACAGTTCAGTTCTGCCTGGACCGCTGTTGCGACAGGAAGACTTCGAGATGCTGAAGGAAAAATTATACCTGGGGGCAAACTATACCGTGATGCAGTTTCTTTAGCAATTAGTCCAAAAAGGCTAAAAGCAATTGAAGCCGAGATGGATGCTGCGAACGGTTATTTCAAAAGGCGTAGAGAGTCAAAAGTTCGTTGGGTAGAACTCGAAGAAATCACTAGCGACTTAGGCGTGTATAAAATTGCGGGAGACTTAGGCATTTATGAAAGGAACGGCAAGCTGAACGTAAAAGAGGTCGTCAAATTAGCCAAAGAAAAAGGAATAAAAAAATCTGACGCTTGGATTGCCACTCTAGAGAAAACTACTGAGGGTATTCAAATTGCTGACCGCGCTCAGATTGCCGCTATATGGGAGCAAACAAAGGGGTCTTCGGAGATCAAAGCCAAGAAAGGGACTAAAGCTTATTGGGATGAGGTGAGTGAGTTGGCAGTTAATATCGCATTAGAATCACAGCCTACTCAAGATATCGTTTCAAAATCATTTAACCAGATGAAACGAGGGATTATCAATAAAGCTCTGACACAATATACAACTCAGACTCGTAAGATAGCTGAACTCTTCGATAAAAATTACACAACATACATCAACATGGACAAATCAAAAATGTCCGAGGAAGTACAGCAAAAAGCATGGGAAGATTTATGGGGTGCAGTTATTCCGCTTATGATTCAAACTGGATACGCGGCGGCGGTTGGTACTGGAGCGGCAACGGTTGTCTCTGCTTTTAAAGACCAATTCAAAACTGAGAAGGAAAGAAAAAGGTTAGAAGATCGAAGGGATGGCATAGCTTTTAAATTTGTACAGAATATGATTCAAGGAACTATCGGGGTCACTCCAGTTGTCGGTGCTCCACTTGCATCATTGGCAAATGCCACTTTGGGGGGACAACCCTTCGAACAAGGGTTGCCTGGATTTGATCAGGTACACGACATGGCTGAAGGCGTGAAGGAAAGAAATGGCCAAAAGATGGCCAAAGTATTTCTTCAAGCAGTGGGTGTTCCTTCATTGGTTGCTGATCCTACATCGAGGACCAGCAATTTGTTTAAATAGTTAAGCCCAATCGTCAAAGTATTGTTTTTTGCCTAAGTCTAGAATAGCTAAAGCATCGGCCTGGTTGTCGTCTTTCACATTATAACCACGTTTCCAGGCTTCTTTCATCATAAGATCTTTCTTAGCTTTCCCTTTACCTGTCCAATGTTCCTTGATTGTTGTAACATGAAGTCCGATGTAAGGGATGCCACGTTTCTGTGAAAACTTTTGAACTTCGGAGAGATAAGCCCCATACATATGCGCAGCATAAACCGCACTATGAGCCATGACAGCTTCATAAACAACCAACTCAACTTCAGGAAACTTATTAAGCCATGCTTCATATTTTAGATATCTCGCTCCATTACCATCCCAAGTAGGGTCAGAAAACTTCTCTGACCCAAATGTTGTTTTGCCATTTTTCAGTAGAGCCCAGCCAGTAAAGGTGGCCATGTCTAAAGCTAGAATGGAACCTACTGCCATTCTTGATCGTCTACTTCATCGTCTTCAAATTTAAACTCTTCTTTTGGAGGAGCGGTTAAATGCACATTCTGGAAAGTGCCATCGTCGAACATAATTTTCACATTACCTGCAGAAGCCACAGCACTGACAACTTTCTGCTTTGTTCTGACCTTCTCTTCAATTAGTGTAAACTTCATGTCTTCTGGGGCCTCCTCTAGCACCGCTTGGATATAACCTTTAACTCCACCCTGAACCTTCACTCGTCCATTCAGCGTCATTATTTTGGCCTCCTGAAGCATGTTGTTTGCAGCGGGTTGTTTGAAAACGATTTGAATGTCTTGGTCGACAGCTTCTTTGAAATTACCACCTGCAGGGTTTTGAACGCCTGCGCCAAAACCTTTTATCTGGTTTTCAAGGTACATGATATATTCCCCCGCTGTTTTATATTCAGCGTTGGTAGGTGAGTGCCCTAATACAGTTTGCTCACCTGTCGCGATTGTTTTAAGACCTTCGACGAACTGCATATCTTCTACAGCGTCCACGATCTTTTGTTCTCTTTCAAATTCTTTAGCCATTAATCCTTCCTTTTAGTAAAAATCATATCTGCACGGTGGTTCATTGGTTTAACCTCAGACATGTACCAATCTCTATTTTTATGAAACTCTGCTTGACTCCTAGGGTTAAGATATCGTTCTAGCTCCCTTTGGTCAATGATTACTGCATCTGGTCTATGACCTCTAATGGTTTGCCCGAATTTAAACCATTCGACACGACGACCTGAAATTTTAAGCTCGATCAGTTCATCTGAAATTGGAAACTCTCGGGGTAAAAGGAAAAGAGTGCTTTCATATCTATCTACATAAAAACTGTAATCCATCAATCCTTCCTGTATCTGTAACCTGAAAAACCTTCTGCCGCCATCGGCAAACCATCATAACAATCTGGAACTTCTAACATAACGTGCTGCATCTCTGCTAAACGCTGCTTCCAATGCTCATCATCTGGACCTAAGGCGCCAAGCTCGTCATGAGTATGAAAAATACATTCCAAATCAAACATGCATCTCCATTTTTTACGTTTAGGGATCTCCACCATCGGAATACGCAGAATGTCTGCACCGATAGCCTGACAAATGTTCTCAGCCCATCTACCGCCATAGATACTTACCCTGTCCCAAACAATTCCTTTAGCTGAATCAGCCCCGATGTAAGTCATCTGTTTTGTTTCAAAGGAATCGAAGTCTTGCTCTGGCTTTGGATGGATAGTGACTGTTTGAACTTCGGGCTTATAGTAATGAAGACAACGACCACTAGGCAGCATACACTTGAGAAAATCTCCTTGCTTCCTGAATTTAATTCTCCCTACCGCACGAGTCCCGCCTCTTTCAATTGCTTGGATAGCCGCCCACTGGTACTCACTCCACAGACTTTTAATCTCTGGGTTAGCTTCTCGCCATAGGTTTTTGATCCGTTTAGCTTCTTTCCTTGGGATAATCTGTCCATAGTTGGTGGCCATACCCATGAAAGCATCTTCACCGCCTTGGTATTGTAGAGATAAAGATCCGACCTTCCCAAGAAACCTTTGTGCTTTCGTCACCTCTTCATAAGGGATGTTGAACATCAAGGCTGCCGTCACTTTGTACAGGTCTTTCCCATCAATAAAATATTGGAGGATGTGATCCTGCTCAGCTAACCACGCCATGATTCTCGCCTCAATCTGAGAGTAGTCCATGACATACAATCTTTTACCTGGAGGTGCAATGATCAATCCACGCATCGCGGTCTTCATACCTTCCATTTCAGACCCAGCCCATTGCAGTTGATCGGAGTCTCCCTTTTTAATAGCGGCTACTATCATTTCCATATCATCTTCTTCATGGTCTTCAAGCAGAGTACCGCGAGGGAAATTATGGAACTGAACCCCCTTCGAACTCCAGCGCCCAGTATTCGCCCCGTTCATGATGAACTGATCACGGCACACGCCGTCTACAGACATTTCAATACAGTTTTTATACTTGGCTAGTGAAGGAGACCCCGCATCTTTCCTGTACTTAATGACAGACTTAACTTGAGGATCTTTAGTTTCAATCATAAGTTTATCTAAAAACTTAGCACCCATAGATTTGGTCATCTCACCTTTTTGGTTTTTCACCAAAGGTATTGTGACACCATGAGCTTCCATCCATTTCTTAACTTCGCCAACTTGAGTAGGGTTAAAACCAAACTCACTCTTGCAATCCGCTGCCCATTTAATTTTTAACTCATCCACCATAGCAAAACCTCTATTCGCTAAGCCCATATCGATGGTAACGCCTCGTTGGTTTAGCTTCTGGTCTTCAACCCATACCTCTTGTTCGAAGGGAGTTAAAGGCGGAATTTGTTTTCCCGCTGATCTTTCCGATTCAACGTCCTGGCCGCAATATTCTTTTAATCTTTCTTGAGCTTCGTGGTTCCAAAACCATTTGCCCCCATTCTTTTCTTGCTGCTTTACGGGAAGTGGTTTACACATCTTGAGCATAAGTTTTTTACCTTCCATGTCCTTCTGAACTTTTGATCCTATAGCTTTACATAAGCCAAACAAAGAACGAGGAAAACCTTGGGCAGCCGCAGCCGCAGCCGAACATCTCCAACGCTCAATAGGTATGGGAGCAAAACCGTATTTTGGCACCATGTAATTATGCCACACCCAGAACTCAAAGCCAACATAATGGGCTTCGAAAGTTACATTAGGGTTTTTGGCTAGGTCGTTTAATTCGTCCAGCCACATATCAAACTCCCAATCCACGTCTGCAAACTTAGGTCCATCACAATTTTTTGCTTCCTCGTCGTTCATCGCATAAGATAAACAAAGCACATCAAACTCAGGGCAAAGCGTGTATTTGTAAGCACCTACTTTGAGTAGGTCGCGAACAGCTCTCGTTTCGAAGTCGAGGAAAACAACTGGACCCGAAGGCCCAGCTACTTTCTTACTTAATTTTTTGGTTAACCCCAATCTTCTTCAGTGTCTTCAACTAAGTTGTCGTCACTATTGAAATCATCTGGAGTTGCTTCATTCTCTGCCAGGTCTTCGTCACCATCGAACTCTGCGGTTTGTACACCTGTGAACTCTCCAGTGAACATCTTTTTGATGTTGTTCATCCCTGCAGTCACACCTTCTGTCTGACCTCCATAAGTGAACAAAGACAAGTAACCTTTAACCCAGTCACCAGACTTGAGCGTACCTTCTTCATAAACCCTTTCATTCTTTGAGCTGTAGACGAAAGGCATTTTACTTGAGTCGGCATAGTCAAAACCAGTTCCCGCGCGTACCAACCAGTAACCCGCGTTTCCTGCATATGTTTTGATAAGTTTCTTGTTGTCGCCATCGATAATAGGACTCCATCGAATTTCAGACTCTTCGAGATCGGTTTGGTTCTCGCAGTCATCCCATACAGACAGAGACATTTTAAGCGCGGCAGCTCTATATGCTTTCAGGAACGCTTTTCCTTTGGCGACGATGCCTTCTTTAGTCGCTTGGATTTGGTCTTCAGTCATAGGTTTTCCTTTCAGCTTGATTGCACTGAAGTCTATGTCAACGCTTTCAATACTCTTCGGGAACATGAAAGTACATTTTCTTCTGTACTTCGCTGGGTCTTTACCCTTCTTGATCATTTCAGCAACATCGTTGGAGTTAGCCACGAAGATGTTAACCCAACTTGTTTTGCAAATCGGTGTTGGGTATTCTGTGTAGTCTGCTTTTTTGCTTTT